CATTTATTGATAGTTGTGAGGTAGCACTTAAACGTTGGGGCGAAGAAGAAGGAATTTGGCATTTACAGGATGATGTCCTTATTTGTAGAGATTTCAAAAAACAAACTAACAAGTATAACAAAGGACTTATTTGTGCGTTTACTTGTAATTATGATTACACACCTGAGCCCGGAACACATAAACTTAGTGAACGTAATATGTGGTTTAGTTTCCCTTGTATAAGAATACCTACAATGATTATGCACGATTTTGTTAAGTGGTCAAAAAAGAATTTATGGAACAATCCATACTTTAGAGAGTGGGTAGTCAGAAAACGCGGTGATGATTTTGTGTTTAGAGAATTTATGTACTATTATTATCCTGATTATAAAAATACGAATATCGCACCTAATTTAGTAGAACACGTTGACTATCTTTTAGGTGGAACTACTGTAAATAAGTGGAGAGAAAAATCTTCTAGTACAAGGTCAGTACGTTCTGCTTATTGGGTTGACGAGCCGTTGGTAGAAGAACTTGCTAGAAAATTATCTATTGACAAACCGTCTATTGTGTAGTATAATAATAATGTGCATAAAAGCACAACTATAAACCGGTAGAAAGGATTTAAAACAGATGGCAAGATTTAGTGGAAAAGATTTTGACAAGTACAATTACTCCAGTAACGAAAAGAAAACAGGGTTCTTTCAGTTGAAGGATGATAAAGCGACTGCAAAAGTACGTATCCTTTATGAGAGTGCAGACGAGATTGAAGGTCTTTCAGTTCACGAAGTACAGATTGGTGACAAGAGAAGATATGTAAACTGTCTTAGGTCGTATAACGACCCTATTGACAACTGTCCGTTCTGTCAAGCAAAAATGAAGACCTATGCTAAGTTGTATATCCCTCTTTACAATGAAGAGGCTAAGCAATTTCAGTTTTGGGAGAGAGGTAGAACGTTCTACAGTAAGATTTCAGGTCTTGTTAGCAGGTATAAGAATATTGTTTCAAGAACGTTTGAAGTTGAGCGTAACGGTGCTAAGGGTGATACTGGCACAGATTACTCATTCTATCCTTTTGATGACCCGGACGGTACAACTATTCAAGATATTCTTGATGACCTCGGGTTTGATGAAATGCCTTCACCTATAGGAACAATCATTCTCGATAAGAGTGCTAGGGAAATGGAATATTACCTTGATAACGGAGATTTTCCTGAGAAGGCTGTAGAAACCCCTAGACGTTCAAAGCGTGTTGACGAGGCTAAAGAAGATGCTCCGTTTGACGAGGACGAAGAACAGCCTGCACCGCGTAGAGGTGGAAGAAGAACTCCTGCTAGAGGAGGAGATAGATTTTAATTAAGGGGGTTGCTATATGCAACAGTCATTGTTTGGCGATATTACTCGCCCGGATAAACAATCTGATAATGCGATAGCAAAGAAAAGTAAGGCTAGTAAGAGAAAGCCCACTACTGTAAAAGGTAGTGGGTTACTTGCCAAGATAGAACTAGTCCGTAAGTTTGTTGAGGAGCATTTAGGTAAGTATCGTGATGAATATATCTGTATAAGAGATATGGACACACTTCACAAGTACGTTGATACTTGCATACAAGACGGGCGATTAGCACTCGATACGGAAACAACAGGACTTAATGTTTTTAGAGATAAACTTGTAGGCATAAGTCTACATTCTAAGAATAACAAGCCTGCGTATATTCCTATAAATCACGTTAGTTATGTTACCTTTGAGCGTATTGATAATCAGTTAACCGAAGAACAGATACGTCCTGAGTTTGAGAGAATGTTAAAACTTGATTGTGATATGTTTAATGCGGTGTTTGACCGTAGAGTGTTGATACATAATATTGGTACTGATTTTCCTTGTACGTGGGACGCCTCTATTGCGTCAAGACTAATGAATGAGAATGAGCCTAAAGGAATGAATAGACTTAAACCGCTTCACGCAAAGTATGTGCTTAACGGAGAAGAGGACGAATTTTCATTCGGCGAGATATTTAATGATGTAGGTTTTGATAAAGTTCCGATAGATATAGCAACCTTATATGCAGCCCATGACGCACAGATAACAACGGAGTTTGCCGATTTTCAAAGACAGTATTTATACTATGACCCTAACGAGGATAATAGTGCTAGAAACGGAATGAACGGTGTTGCTTGGGTATTCTTTAATATAGAAATGCCTTGTATAGATTGCACCCTTGAAATGGAAGAAAACGGTGTATTGCTTGACTTAGATTATTCTAAGGAGTTGTCCGTAAAGTATCACGAAATGGAAAATGAAATACTTGACCAGATATATGCGGAATTAGATAAGTACGAACCTCAGTTGTCGGCGTTGCGTATAAAGGGTGCTAAGATAGACACACCGTTAAACGTTAATAGCCCGTCACAGTTGGCGATACTTCTTTATGATGTAATGAACGTAGGAATTATAGATAAGAAGTCACCTAGAGGAACTGGAGCCGATATTCTTTCTAAGATAGACTCACCTATAACTACACTTCTTACAAAGTATAAAGGCGTAGAGAAGTTGTTATCTACTTATATTGATAAACTCCCTAACTGTATTGAGAAAGACGGTAAGATACACGGAAAGTTTAATCAGTACGGAGCAGACACAGGACGATATAGTTCTAGTGACCCGAATATGCAGAACATACCTTCTCACAATAAGGACATTCGTAAGATGTTTGTGGCTTCACAGGAAACTATTGAGGTTAGCGAAATAAATAACAGTTTTACCGTTGATAGATGGTCAGAAGTTAATACTGTCAACGGTTGGAAGTATGCAGATAAGATTATAGTTGGTGATAAGTTATCTGTGAATGATGACGGTACAAATATTGAGATTATTGTCAAGAGGATAGAAACTCTTGTTGACAATAATCAGATTGTATATTATTATTAGTGTATGATTGTATATAAAGCAACAAACAAGATAAACGGCAAATGTTATATAGGCCAAACAAGACATTCATTAGAGCATAGAAAAACCATTCATTTAAGATGTGCTAGGAAAGGAGTAGAAACACATTTTTGTCAAGCAATACGAAAGTATGGTGAAGAAAATTTTGAATGGGAAATTATATGTAGCACTAATGATAAAAAACGCTTGAATGAGTTGGAAACTTTTTATATTCAAAAATATGACAGTATCAAACAAGGATATAATATGGTTGATGGTGGTGATAATAATATAATGGATATAGAAAGTGTTAAAACTAAGCACGACAAAATTATGCAAAGTGATGAGGTTCGTAGTAAGATTTCAAACACAATGAAACAAAAAGTTAAAAACGGCGAATTATTCACAGAAGCCCATAGAAGAAGATTATCTGAAAGTGCAAAGGGAAATCATAATTTTGGAAGCGGTGATACACGCTCAATAGGTTGTTATTGTGTATTAGAAACCGGAGAACAATTACATTTTCATTCATACAGAGATGCGTGGAAATGGTGGAGCAGTATTAGTAATCCGTTTGATACAAAAACCGAGTGTGTATATCAAAGAAAGATAAAGCAGAGTATAGATAAAGGATATTATACCTATCATTATAATTATAATCAAATAAAGTATGAATATCCAAAATGGTATAAAGAGGAGGTGATTAAATGAAAAAGTTACTTACACGTAAGAATTATGTCCTTATGTCAAGTGACTATTCTTAGTCACAACAAGAACCAAAGTGTCACGCGGCACTATGTAAACGTGACGGTGATACACAGATGTATGATACATTTATGGCGGGAAAAGATATATACGCCGAGATTGCGAGTAAGTCTTTTCATAAGCCGTATGAGGAGTGCTTAGAGTTTAGAGCAGACGGTTCTACTAATAAGGACGGTAAAGAACGTAGAGGTCAAGCAAAGAGTATTTACTTAGGAACTGTATACGGCAGAGGAGTGCCTAGTATTGCTGAACAGTTAAAGTGTAGCGTAGAAGAGGCTCAAAATATTAAAAATAGTGTATTTTCAGGTTTTCCGGCTATTGCTAAGTTTGAAAAGGACTCATTAGAGTTTGCCAAGGAGAATGGATATGTAACTACTGTATGTGGAAGAAAAAGAAGATTACCTGACCTTATGCTAGACGAATATGAGTTTGTGTGGGCTGACGAAAGTTCAGGTTGCGGTGACGCATTAGACTTTGATGATATGTCAAATGAGGTGCCGGATAGTCTTGTTGATAAGTGGCTTAAAAGACTAAAAAGAGTTAAACCGTGGGAGCGTCAAGAAGTTATCAAGAAGGCTAAAGAGCAAGACGGTTTGAAGATAATAGACAATCGTTTAAAGATAGCGGACTCAACTAGACAATGTGTAAACGCCCGTATTCAAGGTAGCGCCGCAGACTTAACAAAACTTGCTATGATAGACCTTCATAATAACAAAAGACTTAAAGAGTTAGGGTTTAAACTACTTATTGCGGTTCACGATGAAGTTATAGCAGAGTGTCCTAAAGAGAATATCAAAGAATGTTCCGAACTGTTAGCCTCAACAATGTCAAAAGCCGCAGAAAAGATACTTGAAATGCCTATCAAATGTGACGTTGATATTATGAGAGAATGGTACGGAGAGAAAATAAATATTTAAGAAAGGAGTACGTATGATTAAGATTTGGAAAGGAATTGAAAAGGAGAGCATTAGTAAAGACGGCGAAGTTATGACAATGTTTGTATGTTCAAACGAGCCTATAACAAGTAACTTAGTAATATCTATGCTACTCGCTAACCCTGATGTTAGGGCTGTCTATTTCGGAGCAGGTAGAAAAGAGTTTGTTATTCCAAACGCTAAAGAATGGGATAAAATTCTTAGATACTGTGAGGAGTTAGAAATACATATTGTAATTGAAGTAAGTCCTATGACATTACCTCTATTTGCAAGATTGTTCAATCATAGTATAATTACCTTGATAGTTGCGTATTATGACGCTCCTAAGAACTTAAACAACTTGTATTTTAAGACGGACGACTTTAATGTTACAAAGATATTCGCCGTCGAGAAGTCAGTTGATATTACAGGAGTTGTTGAAGATAGATACGCCGATGATGTTTTACTTTATACGGAGGATTAAATAATGATATATTATATCCCTATAGAACCTTATGATACTAGATATACCGCAGATTGGATAAGTCAGTTTGAGAACGAGTTTGAGATTTGTGGTATTAAGTATAAAACAATATTAGGTGAAAACACTTCCACCAAAGTAACTGAAGGCGGAGTTCTTGACGCTTGCGGTACTCATGTCTATAAGTTTAGCCAACTTAACAAATTGATGAAACTTATAAATGACGGTAAGGTTAAAGACAATGATATTATCTTTTTCGCAGATTTGTGGTTCCCAGGTTTAGAGTCACTTTTCTATGTTAGAAATATGCTAGGAATAAAGTTTAAGATTTGCGGTATATTTCACGCAGGTACATATGATTATCACGATTTTACTTATCGTAACGGTATGCGTAGTTGGGGTGAGCATTTAGAGGCAAGTTGGTTTAGCGGAATTGATATGATATTTGTAGCCACAAAGTTCCATAAGAAGTTGTTGTTACAAAACTCTGTTAAGGTTGAAGGACTATCTGATAAGATATTTGTTACAGGTCTTCCGTTCTATTCTAAAGAGTTAATAGAAAAATATCCTATTCAAGATAAGGAAAATATTTTAGTATTTCCGCATAGACTAGATATAGAAAAGCACCCGGAACTTTTTGATATGTTAGTAGCCTATCTTAACTCTAAAGGCGTAGAGTTTACTCCTGTAAAGACAATAGTCGAAACATCTTCAAGAGACGAGTATTTTAAACTGTTAGCAAAATCTAAAGTTATGGTATCATTTGCAGACCAAGAAACTTTCGGATACTCTACGTTAGAGAGTATGGCATTAGGTAATGTTGTAGTAGTACCTAACGGATTAAGTTACGAAGAAACAGTACCTATTGATAACAGATACGGTGACACTAAAGAGTGTTTTGAAATGGTAGAGAAAGCATTGTTGAACTACTCTAAGCCTAAATATGCAGAAATTGACAAGTGGAGATACTCTATAAGGAATATGTTAGATTGTATGGGAGAGTGTTATGGCATTTAATTTATACTTTGCAGGTTGGGGTTCTAAAGACGCAGACCAATATCTTAGAGATAAGAACGCACTAAGACTTTTGTCTTACTACAATGAACACGGGCTTATAGGTCAGTGGTGGAGAGCAGGTTTGTCTGAACGCTTGTTTATAGATAGCGGAGCATTTACAGTAGCACACTCAGGTGCACAGATAAATATTGATAAGTATATTAAATATACTTGGATCATATGATGTAAATCTTTTTATAAAGCTGTTTATTACAATAATAACGTTATATACTTCAGGACCAATAATATATAATTTATCTTGGAAAGAATCCATGTCTATAACACTTATCTATTTTGTGCTGATATTTATTGGTGATTTACTAGTTATGCTTGTTATTTCTCCTTTTGAAAGTTTCGGGATAAAGTACCTTACACATACCAGTCTAATAAA